CAGCACTTAATACATTGCTTCAGAGTGCCGGTGCAATCGTTATGAAAAAAGCCTTGTGTTTATTACAGGAGTATGCTATACTATGGAACTTAGATTATTATTTTGTTGGAAACATTCATGATGAAGTGCAAGCAGAAGTCAGAGAATCCCAAGCAGACAAGTACGGAAGACTTGCAGTCTCCTGTTTGGAAGCAGCAGGAATTGAACTTGGACTCAACTGCAAACTCACAGGAGAATATCAAGTTGGAACAAGCTGGGCAGAAACACACTAATATCATGGGATTCTACGCGAAAACAAACGGCAGATATTACAAAGATAATCCTGAGACTATGCGCCGCAGGAACAACCGCAGGATGTGGGTAGATGGTAAGTATGTACCACATTCACACCCGCTACACAAGCCCGGACGCTACAAGGGATTCACTGATGCAGCCTTCAGTTCTCTACAGAACTACGAGACTGCCAAAGAAGGGCAGGTCTACATCATAGTCAATCCAGCATTCCCCGGCTGGTGTAAAGTAGGGATGGCTGTGGACGCAGAGGATAGGCTCAAGCAGTATCAGACTAGCTCTCCCTACAGAGACTATGAGTTGATAGCAACGTATGACACCAGTGACAGACGCAAGGCTGAGAAGTTTGCACATGATCTACTAGAGAAGAGACATGAACGTAGAGGCGAGTGGTTCTACATTCAACACCCTGTAGCCACAGCTATACTAGAGTTACCTATGAGAGAGCATAAATGAAAACAGTCAACACATTAATAGATGACATCTACGATCTTGTTAAGTTCAAATCACCTGACAAGTCAGTGGATGCAGAGCAGATCATTGATGACTTTGGTGAAGCATGTAAGGATCTTATGCGTAAGGAGTTTACCCAGCGTGGTAAGTTCGATGCACGTAAGCTACGCATGTCCAACATTGGTAAGACCGACAGGTTCCTGTGGAACCACTACAACAATGTAGGGCCAAAGGAGAAGATGCAGCCTCACACCCTTGTGAAGTTCATGTACGGTCATCTAATTGAGGAGATGTTGCTATTGTTTGCTAGACTAGCAGGCCATACAGTGACACATGAGCAGGCACAGGCAACCGTAGAAGGTATCTCAGGTAGCATGGACTGTAAAATTGATGGCATAGTGACTGACGTTAAGTCTGCCAGTACCTATGGCTTCAAGAAGTTCAAGGATGCTACACTTGCATTTGATGACCCCTTTGGGTACATAGACCAAATCAAAGGATACGCTAAGTCTGAAGGTGAAACACAGGTAGGCTGGCTGGCTATGGACAAAGCTAATGGTCACTTGACCTACCTAAAGTATGACCTAGAGGATACACAGGCTCCTGTCTATGAGGTTCTCAAGGAAGATATAACGGATCGCATTAAACATGTTAAGGAGATGGTGGAAACTAAAGAGCCTCCACCCCTGTGTCATGATACAGTGCCTGATGGTAAGTCGGGTAACAAGAAGCTGGCTATGGGCTGCTCCTACTGTCACTTTAAACATGCTTGTTATCCTAAGCTGCGTACATTCCTGTACTCCACAGGGCCACGGTACTTAACGGAGGTGGCTAATGAGCCTAAAGTCCAAGAGATCACGTAAGCAGAGTATCTACAGGTCTGGGCTAGAGAAACGATTTGCACAGTCAGCGCCTAAACGTAGGTACTTGTATGAGCCATATGATGTACCCTACGTGATGCACAGGAAGTACAAGCCAGACTTTGTAGATAAGAAGACAGGAGACTACATTGAAACCAAGGGTTTCTTTAGAGCAGGAGACACCCAGAAGTACACAGCGATACGAGACAGTATACAGCCCATCAAGTTAATCTTTGTCCTGTCAGACCCCAACAAGAAGGTCAGGAAGGGTTCTAAGATTACGATGGGGCAGTGGTGTCACAAGGAAGGCTTTGAGTTTTACACAGTTGATGAGTATGTAGATCATGTCACTAACAATGGATGAGATTAAGGAGAGAGTGTTGAAGCGGTACGATGCTGATGATATACTAGAGGCATTAGATATATCCGCTGAAGAACTGCTGGACAGGTTTGAGGATAAGTTTATCAACAGGCTGCACCAGTTTGAAGAAGAAACAAATGGAGATGAATGGGATGAGTATTGATAATGCAACACCAGAGGAATGGGATAGGCTGCGCAACAGTAAAGCTAGTATAGCTGAGGCTTGGAACCGTATCTATGATGATACTAACACAGCACCCAAAGAACATCTATATCATGACGATGACAACGCACCTAATGAACACCCAGTGTTCTCTGAGGAAGCTATGGTTAAGAGCTACGACGCAGTAAACCGACCAGAGCATTACAACAATGGTGGTATGGAGTGCATTGATGCCATCAAAGGTATGCTTACACATGATGAATACATTGGCTACCTACGTGGCAATGCCCTGAAGTACATGTGGAGGTTTAGATACAAAGGTAAACCTATAGAAGACCTGCGTAAAGCTAGGTGGTACGAAGAAAGAATGATTAACTATTTACTGGAGCATCCGGGTGACAAATAAGATAGGACTACAGGATTACCTAGGTATCCAGATTGACTACGACAGAGATGAAGACCTTAGTGTGTTCTCACTAGAGACACTGAAGGACAGATACCTATGGGAGGATGAGACACATGCCCAAGAAGCATTTGCCAGAGCGTCCGTCTTTGGTGCAACGTATCAAGGACATACTGACTACGATCTTGCACAGCGACTTTACAACTACGCAAGCAAGAGTTGGTTCGGTTTTAGCACTCCTATACTTAGTAACGGGGGAACCACACGTGGCCTCCCTATTAGCTGTTTTCTCAATTATGTTCCTGACTCAAGGCGTGGTTTATCTGACCACTATGATGAAAACATATGGCTGGCAAGTGGAGGTGGCGGCTTGGGCGGATATTGGGGTGATGTTAGAAGTAATGGCGTTTCTACTGCTAACGGCAGTCAGTCTACTGGTAGCATCCCTTTCATGCACGTAGTGGACAGTCAGATGCTGGCCTTCAACCAAGGTGTAACCCGTAGAGGATCTTATGCAGCGTACATGGACATCAGCCACCCAGAGGTTGAGGAGTTTATTGCTATGCGTAAGACCACTGGTGGTGATCTAAACCGTAAGTGTCTTAATCTACACAACGGTATCACAGTAACAGATGAGTTTCTACAGGCTGTGAAGAATGATGACCAGTGGCGCTTGATTGACCCTAAGTCCAAGCAGGCCATCAAGACTGTATCAGCTAGGGACTTGTGGTGGCAGCTAGTGCACACCAGAGCAGAGACAGGTGAACCTTACATTGTTAACCTAGACCGCTGTAATGAGGCTCTACCGGAGGAACAGAAGGAGCTAGGGCTACAGGTACGCCAGAGTAACCTATGCTCTGAGATTACCCTACCGACTAGTGAGTCACGTACAGCAGTGTGTTGTTTGTCCAGTGTCAACCTAGAGTACTTTGATGACTGGAAGGACGATGAGCAGTTTATTGATGATCTAATTACCATGTTAGACAATACCATTGAACACTTCATTGATAACGCCACAGGTGGTAGCCATAGCTATCCCAAGACTGGCATGAGCAGAAGGGAGTTTTTAGAGAATGTGGAACCAGATAAAACAGGCTTTACAAAAGCCGCTTATAGTGCATATAGAGAACGTGCGGTTGGTCTTGGAGCGATGGGTTTTCATAGTTACCTTCAACGTAATGGAATCCCTTTTGAAGGAATGTACGCCTCCAGCTTTAACAATAGAGCGTTTAAGACTATCAAAGACAGAGCTACGATGGCTTCCCGGCGTTTGGCTGGAGACCGTGGGGAGGCTCCTGACATGGCTCGTAGTGGCCTGCGTAATTCCCATCTGCTTGCTATTGCCCCTAATGCTAGTTCTAGTATTATATGTGGTGGAACAAGCCCTAGTATTGAGCCTACAAGGGCTAACGTATTTACGCACAAGACGCTAACAGGATCATACAAAGTAAAGAATAAATACTTGGAGGAACTACTTGAAACCAAAGGTATTAACACAGAGAAAACGTGGAAGGATATTGCGGCTGCTGAAGGCTCTGTGGCAAACCTTGATGGACTTACTGAAGAAGAGAAGGAGGTATTTAAGACAGCACCAGAACTAAATCAAATCTGGATTATTGAACATGCCTACCAGCGACAGAAGTATGTCTGCCAAGCACAGTCAGTAAACTTATTCTTTGAGCCACCACCAGCTACAGCACCACAGGAGGTACACGATGAGTATCTGGAGTATGTTAACAGTGTACATTGGACAGGAGCTAACAAACTCAAA